GGGTACAGCCAACACACACACGAGAAGCCTGCGTGCTCTCACTTGCTGACCTTTCCGATCCGCTCCATTAAGTCGTTAACCATAACCGCAGAGCCGTGGTGCACGCACGGAATGCCGTTGCCGCAAGGCTCCTCGACGACGTCGTGGATCGTTCGTTTGGTGTAGCCAAGATCGTGCTCGACCCATGCGTGGCGCATCACGGGAACTGGGCACCTGTCCCCCTCGCGCTTCACTTCCCCACCTCCATCGGTAGCACCCTGGTGAACGTAGCCTGGAACGACGCGCCGCCCCTGTCTGCAACACCCTGCGCCTCACCTTCGTGCAGCAGCGCATCCACTGGCCTACTCCCACGTAGCTCCTGGATAGGCAGCCTCGCCTTGCCCTTGCGACGGAACACACCCTCGTGCCCTGAGCGCATCGATGCGACGAAAGCGCCCTTGAGCAGCGTACGCTTGCCTCGGTTCACCTCGACGCTCACACCCTTGGCGGTCTGCCTGTGTGGGTACGCGATGAGGGGTACAGGTTCGCCAGACACGTTGAGCGCCCACTGCATGCTCGCGATGTCGCCACCCTTGGGACGCTGCAGCGAGAGCGCCCTGCTGATGTACGACGCCTTGATGCGCTTGCGAGCACGGATCCGTTTGCTGGCCTCGGAGCGCATGTCACGCAGCGCTGTTGCGCCAGCCTTGCGGAGAGCCCGAACGACAGCGCGGCGGAATGGTCCAGGCTCGAGCGCTACGATGCCCGACTTGTCGAATTTAACGGAGACGATCACGGCAGCACCGTGCCTTTCTCGAGGATCTTGAGCAACTCCTGCCACGGTGCCGGGCCTCGACACTCGTCGCAGTCGCGGATGCCTTGCTCCAGCTCGCGGATCCGGGCAATCAGCGCGAGCCAAACCGCCGCGCACGGAAATGGCGGCATGCCAAGTGGACGCTCCGCCGGACAGCGCCCTGCTGGGGCGTAAGAGGCATCCCGCTCTAGCTCATCCAAGTCAACTTTCATCACGCTCTCCTTGCTGTGTCATGGGCGCTCGCAAAATTGCGACTACCGACGACGATCGGCTTTGCGCTGGGCCATCCTGATCGCAACATCGCGCATCAAGTACTTCCTGTCTTGCCGCTCGCCCAGGAACCGCACCTCGCCAGCCTGAGCCCACCGGGACAGCGTCCATCGGGGCACGCCGAGCCGCATCGCCTGCCGCCACGAGATCCACTGAGCGCCAGCATGCGGTTCCGGCCTGCCCTCCGGTCCTAGGCATCGTTCCGCCATGTGCTCCAGGAGCTCGCCAGCCATCGTGTGAGTCTCGCATGACGGGCACGTGACCGACGACTCGCGCATCTGTTTGCGGTGCAGGGCCTGCTTCGCTGCGATCGACAGCCGATGGTAGGCGCTCACGAATGCCCCCGTAGGGCTCGCTTGCGAAGTTTGACGAGGCAGGCGTCCTCGATCTGTCGCACCCGCTCACGCGTCAGGTTCAGTCGCTGCGCAACCTGCTCAAGCGTCTGTGGCTGTGCCGATGCCAGCCGGAGCGTACAGGGCTCCTGCATGTCCTCGGGCTCGATGTGTGGAAAGTTGATCTTGATGGTCCAGGTGTCCGCCGAGACGTCGAGGTAGAGGTGATGCCTACATGCGACGTAGGGGCACGGTCCGGTGCCGCCGACACATTCGCCCCATGTTTGCGGACGGTCCGCCAGAGCATCCAGGTCAGCAGCCTCCAGGATCTCACCAGCTGACTCAGGAGCGTTCCTGCGCGGACGGTCGCACGATTCAGTCGGATCGCAACGCTTACAGGCGAGCACGCCAGCGCGGATTCGGGGCATGCCCCGCGGCTGCATTGGGATGCCGCAGGAAGCGCAGAAACGTCCATGACGCAGTGCAGCGGATCCAACCTGCACCAACCCAACCGGGGCTTCTACTCTTTTTATTATTTCACTTCTTTGAAAGACAATAGGGAGAAGGTTGGAACCATCGGAACCTTCGTTCTCATCTTCTTGATCTGACATTGTGTTTTCGGATCCGACCTTTGTTGAATTGCTCACTTGGCACCAACCCCCGTTGGCACCGGACGATCGTAACGCCACTCACGAGAGTCTCCGTTTCTGTGGTTCACACGACGCCAACCTATGCTCTTTAGTATGCGTGACACCCTCATTTGCTCACTCCTGCCGTGCCGACCTGGCTCCAGCCCTACTCCAACCTCGAGCGCCTCGGTCATGGTCACGGAATCCTGTCGGGCGGACGGCCGATCCAGCCACCTCCGGATGACCTCTTCCCATGAGTCTCTGGTCTCGAATGACCGCGCTGCCACCTCGCGCTCCTCATCCGCTTCGCGGCTCAGCCACCAAGGCTCGCCAGACTCCGCGGCACACGTCGCTTCCGCCCAGAGCTGGTCACGGCATCCCTCGAGCAGCTCCCACGGGATCTCCGCCAGCACCGGGATGATCCAGAAACGTCTGCTGCCGGTTACATCCGTAAGGATCTGCTCACGGTTCGTGGTCCCGACCAGAGACACGGCGCGTGGCATCGCCACCGTCTCCTTGGCGTACGGCGGTCGCACGTGGTCGACGCGCGATGACATCCACGCCTTGAGCCGGGACTCGGCCTTGTCGGTGACCACGTTCTCGAGTTCTGAGAGCTCGTAGATCCACGCCGCGTGGAGCTGCAGCGTCGCATCCTTGAAGTTGTTGATGTCGAGGTAACTGTCCGAGTGCCACTGACCGCCGAGCACCGAGAAAAACGTGGACTTCCGGTAGCCCTGTGGCCCGACGAGCATCAGCGCCGTGTCGAGTTTGCAGCCTGGCCACAGCGCCCGTGCGGCGGCGCCGATCATCCAGCGGCGGACCATCTCGGCGTGCAACGGTGACGTCGATGCGAAGTAGTCGCGCGCCATACTGGAGAGCCGAAGCTCACCGTCCCAGTCCAGGCTGCGCAGGTACTGCCGGATCGGATGAAACGGACGATCCTGCGCGGCCGCAATGATCGCTGCATCGACGTCCGCAGGCGCGGGCGTGTAGCCGAGCATGCAGTCCGCCTGCGCGCGGATATGGTGGACGAACGACGGATCGAGCGGGCGTCCATCGAACCAGGGCTGTCGCGTCATCGTGTCCAGGCTCCAGCGCCCTCGGTACTCCGGGTGATGGCGGACGAATACGGCGGTGTTGTGGTACGCGCGTCGAGTCTTGCCTTTGTCGCCGCGGAGCATCTTCGTCGCCCAGTCGATGTCCACGACCTCGGACAGCGGGGGCGCGTAGCTCGCCGCTGTCCGCGTCGACTCGATGCGCGGTCGCTCGGTGAGCAGGTAGCCACGCTCGCGGCTGCAGCGCTGCGCCACGCTGGAGAGCTTGTGGCGGAGCTCGCGCTCGGACCACGGCGGGTCGCATCGCGGGTTGTACTCCGACGCGATGAGGTCGTAGGCGTCGGACTCGGGCAGATCGAACCCGATGAGCATGTGTGCCACGGCGTTCCACGCGGCGAGATGCCCAGCCTGCCCGGAAACCGCAGCGGGTAGCTTCGCGAGGTACGCGCGAGCTCGGCGTACGCGGTCGCTGGCGTCGGGCTGCCGCGCCGGCCGCACGACTCGGAGCGTGGGCGCTTGCGGTAGCAGCGCGATGGTGGCATCGGGGTCGATGGGCGCCCCGGTGAGCCGCGCTGCGCGCCAGTCACCGCCCGCTGGCATCGACGGGTCGTACCAGAACCGCGAGGCGTCCTTGCATGTCTGGTCTACGGGGCAGGCTGCAGCCTGGGATCTGTCAGCGCCCCAGCCCCACAGCCTGGCGTACTCGTCTGCGGTCACCGGACGGACGAGCGCGAGGACGACGCGGTAACGCGGTGCCTCGGGGGTGTGGGATTTCGTGGTGTAGACGACGCCAGCGAACCCGGACCACAGGTCAACGAGGCGATCGAAGTCAGCACCGTGGTCGTGGTCGAGCACCAACGCGAACACCCGGCGGACGTTGCTCGCGGCGCGCTTCGGTGGGTCGAACTCCGCCGGTGACCAGCCGGAGTGATACATCTGCCCGACGTACTCCGCACCAGGAGGCTGAGCCAACGAGTCTAGCCACTCGTCAACGTCGTGATCGATGCCCTCGGCGTCGGTCTGCGTGAGCGAGATAAATCTCGAGATGGTCACCATCACTGACCACGTCTCCGTTGTTCGGCGATCATCGCGAGTGCATCCTCGACGGAGCGAGGCATCAGGTAGATGCCGCCACGAGACTCCCAGAGAGCCTGGAATCTGAGCTGGTCAGTCGACTGCCGACCCGACTGCGACTTGACTTCTATGGCCAATGGTCGTCCGTCGAGAATGCCAATCAGGTCAGCACCGCCAGGACCGCCAACTCCGAACGTCACGCGAGCGCCGTGTCGCATCACCGCGTGTCCGATGTTGTTACGGAAGATAAGCACGCCACGGTCGCGACCGAGTGCGAGACGGATAGCATCCTGGAGCTGTGACTCGGTCATGCGACCTCGGTCGGTGCTGGCGCGCGGTCCCACCAGCACTCCACATGTTTTGGTTTCTCACCCTTAGCCCACCAGATCTGTTCACCTGGCTTGATTGGCCCGAGGCATTGACGGCAGCGCCCCGGGAACTTCGCCGTAACGCTAAGCGTGAACGCTCTGGCCGGATGCTTGGGTAGCGTCGCGATGTCGATGACCCCGACGCCTGTCGAGCGCGGCATGTCGACGGGCCTCGACGGCAGCGCGGCACCGCACTCCGGGCAACGGTCGGGGCCGGTAAGGAACACTGATCCGCACGTCGGGCACTGCCGGATCGCATCGCGCTTAGCCCCAGTGATCGCCTTGCCGTCGAGGCTGTACTCGCGGGGCATGTCGGGCGGTCCGTGGTCGTGGACGCTGCCGCACAGGTCAATGAGCGTCGCCCGGGACTTGCCGTCCGCGGGGCGCAGCACGCGACCGGCCATCTGCAGGAACGTCCCGGCATGCTGTGGCTTGCGCGCCAGGATGCAGACGGCGACCGGCGGGTCATCGAAGCCTTCGGTGAGCACGTTGACGTTGACGCAGACTCGGAGCTCGCCAGCCGCGAACCGCTGGAGCGTCACGGCGCGGATGTCCGGTGGGGACGTGCCGACCACGACGCCCGCGGGGATGCCTGCTGCGTTGAAGTCCGCAGCGACCTGCTCGGCGTGCTCCACCGTCACGCAGAACACGATCGCCCGCTGACCATCGCCGTGCTGCTGGTACGCCGCGACGGGGTCCAGCGCGAGCTGCCGGATGTCCAGCGCCTCGGGGGGCGCGAACACACGGCACGGCACGAGGTGGCCAGCGTCGGTCAGCTCCGCAACCGTGGCGCCCACGATCAGGTCATCGAAGATGTCGCCGAGCGGCCGACCGTCCGAGCGCTGCGGCGTCGCCGTGAGGCCGAGCAGGCGTGCTGCGGGGTACGCATCGGCCAGCTGCTTCCACCGGTCAGCGACGAGATGGTGGCACTCGTCGGGGATCACCAGGTCCGCCGGTGGCAGCGAACCTAGCCACCGCGGCATGGTCAGCGTCTGGATCGAGCCAACGATCACCGGAGCATCGGGTCGTCCGGTGTCATTCGCTGCCTGGATCACGCGGACGTCCCAGATTCCCGCGCGCGCCAGTTTCTCGACGGTCTGCTGGATGAGCTCGCGGCGGTGCGCCACGAACAAGGTGCGGTTACCGAGGCGTAGGGCACCCTGGATGATCGACGCAGCCACGATCGTCTTGCCGCCGCCGGTCGGTAGCACGAGGCACGGCTTGCGTCTGCCGCGCTGATACGCGGCGCGCAGCGAGGCGATGCAGCGCTCCTGGTAGGGGCGGAGCTTCACGCCAGCAACCTCGCGAGCAGCGCTCGCGGCATCGGATACTCCACGAGCTGGGCTGCGACGTCGGGATGCTCCGTCTTAAGCGCACGGTGCAGCCGGTATTGCCAGAATCCGCGTCGGTACTCCTGGTAGTCCGTGTGGACGTGGCGGGCGGAGCCGGACCAGACGGTGTTGCAGGGGAGGCAGCAGTAGGTCACGACTCATCCCTCCACCACCCGAGTTGCTGATCCAGTGGCCTAACAGCTGACGGAGCGCTGCCGCAGAACCTCAACCACAGGTCCGCACGACCAACCCGATGATCGAATGGGGCGAATCCAGCCTCACGAAAGCACTTGCCAGGCAATGATTCCGGTGAACGTCCGCCAGCGGTTGCCTCGACGCCGATTCCAGTGATGATGCCGTCCGGCCACTCGACATCCAGCGCATGCTCCCAGGTCAGCAGGCACGAAATCGCGTCGATGATGAGCTTCGACGACCGGAAACGAGTCGTGTTGCGGAACAGCGCACACTCAATGGCGCGCAGTCCATCCTTGCGCTCGGTTCCGGTGATGCCGGACTCCCACTTCGGGCGCCACCATACG